GTGTGTAGTAGGTAGAGACTTCGATCTCACTTGCGAGCACTACTGCTCCGCTTGCGAGTTCGACTGGGATTGGGTTTGAGACCGATCCAAGAATATATCCAGCGGGCAGTGCGCCAAGCACGCTCATCGCTAATTGCTCAAGATTGTCAAGAGCACTGGGATTGTCATAATTTGCCACGCCAAGAGTGACGACCAAATTGACCTTGACTTTTGTAACGGATTTTCCAATTAAAACGGTTTCCAGATATGGAGCCGCCGGCACTATGACCGCAAATGGGACTTGTGGAGCGGCTGGCACGGCGTCATAACAATTTGCGGCGACTGAGCTGATTGCAGTCTTTAAAGCACCGCGCACATTTGTGGCGATTGTTGACGGCATTACATTGCCATCGCTTCGGTATCAAGTAATTCGCCTAAGAGCCCAGAGCAACGATTCAAAAGTGATCTGCCCATTTTGAACGGTGACGGGGCAAAATCCTGTCCCTCGATTTGCCCGCCCGCCGCCGTCCGCGATTGGAATACTTCAATGCTCACGACATAAATTGCAGACTCGACCCGGGGATTTGCCGCGTAGAGATCGGTCGCTGAATATCCGGAAAGAGTCGCTTTACCCGATGGAATTGATTGGCGTAACGTCACATCGCTGGCAGTAAGCGCGACTGTAAATGCTTTTGGATCAATGACACTTGTGACGGTAAAAGTTGCACTGAATGGAGCGGGGAGCGAAGTAACAATCGCGCTCTGACCCACTGAAAAATTATGCGGAGTCTGTGTATAGAAAGTTGCGACGTTTGACTCAAGTTTGTAAGCGTTCACAGCTGACGCATGTGATACGAGAAGCGGCAAAATCACGCCCTCGGCTGTGTCAATGATTTCGTTCAAATAAGTGTCATTGTAAAGAGAAGAGCTCACGCCTAAGACTGATCTCAGCTGTGTGGCTGTGATAATCGCGGGCATGAGCTCTTCCTTTCGTTCGACTCGGTCAGTTTCGGGAGCGACCCTGACCGATGATTATGGTTTTACTTGTTGTTGCGGAAAGCTCCACCTGCGAGCTTGACAGCACATGCACCGAATGAATAAATGCCGATGGTGATTGAACCGTCAGCGGTTGATTCAGCGCGTAGTTGATATTGTGATCCCTCATACCATGTATAGGAATTTGGATTGACGATAATCATTGAGCCGTCATCAGATCCACCCGGAGCCGAGAAGTCTGCATATAGATCAAGACCACCGACATTTCCGCGAAGACTGTCTGGACGCAATGCGCCGCCCGCGTTCATAGGTTGAGCCGCAATGTAGATTGGACGACCATTGTCGTTTAATGCCATTGTGTTCGCCCATTGTGATGATCCCATCACGATATTGCGTGCGAAGTCTTGTGTGTTTGAATAAACTGAAGCCGCACCGCGAGAGACATAAGCCAAAAGCTCTGCCGCTGTTGGAAGTGCCGCAAGTGTTGTGCCGTCTACTGTTGCATTTGCAACAAGTAAGCCGTTGACATAAGCATTTTGCGCTTTAGCCATTGCTTTAGACATGTTCGCCAATAATTCATTATAAAAGAGGGGCGACGTGCGTGTGAGGAGCTCCACCGAGAATTTTTGCTGACCGGCGAACTTCTTGACATCAACGCTCAAAAATTGAGAGTTTTGGTCTGTATCTGAAAAGATTGCATCTTCGTTCGCCACGGCGACAGTCGGTGCAACGGTTATGCGCGGAATTTCAAAGGTCATGCCCGCGTCTGGAAGTGCTCCGCGAGAGATTGCGTCGATTGATGGACGAGTGCCATTTGAGACGCCATTGATGATTTCTGAAAGTTGACGAGTTGGGACGAGTCCCGCGTTGTCGGTTGTGTTATCTGCGGCGAGAACATAAAGGCGAGCCTCTTCTGATCCCATTGCGGCTTGAATCTTGTTTTCAAGATACTTTGCGGCAGTCACTTCGATTCGTGGTGTAGCTGTGAAGCCGCCCACTGGTCGAGATGACGCTGTGATGGATTGAGTAGCTTCTACCGTCTCAGCGGTTGAAGCGTCTTTGACGGTGTCTTCCACTTCGTCTCCTTTTTCTTCGGTTGATGGTGTTGCTTCTGCGTCATCTTTTGACTCAGAATTTTCGTCTTCGGTCGCGGCGACTTCAGCGACTCGGGCGGATCTAACAGCTGGCTCCGACACAAGTGCCACGCCAGTCAATTCTCCGGACAAGACTTTCATTGTGCCGTCTTTGAGTGTCTCGTATTCGTTCACAGCTAATTCAATCGAAAAGCCGTCGCGCAGACCTTCGATGGCTTCAACAAGTGCGTCCGATCCAGATGTGGTCTGCGCGATTTTGAATGAAGCATTGATGGCTTTGTCGCCGTCCATTTCCATGCTCAAAGTCTTTCCGATTCTGCGAGCACGATCATGTTCAAGATTTAGAAAAACATTTTTCGGCTCGATTGAACCTTTTGCAAATACGACTTTTCCAGTGCTTGCATTTGCTGGCTCATCGAAAGCAACAATGCGCCCGGTGATTGTCCGGGAGTCAGAGTCAGCCGCCGTGATTGTGAACGGTGTTGTGATTTTCATAGAAGCATATCCTCTTCCTCGCGTATTTCTTCGACACTCATTGCGCCGATTTCGTTTAGTATTTTATAAACTTGCGCGCGCTCTAATGGATTGCCACGCAAGAAGTCATCGATGTCGAATTTGCACTCTGTTCCCTGGCTTATGAAATCTTGAAATGAAAGTCTCTGCTCAATCACGGACATCGTGGATCTGAAAGCGAAGTCGATGAGATCGCGCCTTTTGTCAAGAGCGTTGGAGTAAGTGAATGTCGTTGGCTGTGCGTCGGCGAAGTAAGCCGGTAAGCCGCAAGCTCTGGCAAGCTCTAGGCTGACATACATTCTCGCTTCATTTAGTTGAATCGCTTTTGGATCAAATCCAGCTTGTTCAAGTGACACATCTGCATTTAGAAAAGCCGTTGATTTTTTATTTCGTCGAGCATTGCCAAATGATGTCAAAAGATTTGCGACGCGGTCTTTCGGTAGCGTTGCGCCAGTAGATTTTAAGATCATCAATGGATTTGGCTCGTCAGCAAAATTCATCGCCGCTTTTTCTAGTGAAGCCGCCGCTTTAATTGTGCGGCCAGCGCGTGAGAGTAATCCTTCGGAGACTCCAGCAAATTGCACAAGATTATTCGGATCGACATACTCTTGATCCACACGATACCCAGTGATCTCAGTGACCATCGGATTGACTTCAACAAATACGCGCTCGGGTGCAATTCTTTCCATTGAGCGAATTTTTCCGGTGTCTGCATAACGTTCTGTTACATAAGCATAAGCGACAGGGTGGAAGAATAAATCGCTTACAATCCAGCTCCAAAATGTTGCGCCGGGGATTCGTGGGTCGGGTTGATTTATTACGCGCGGAGCTTGAACCTTCTCGCCTGTTGCAACATTGCGAACATGAAGCGGCAGTGATCCGATTGTCTGCATTACGCCAAGACATCTTGCGACTGTTGGCACACTCATTGCTTCGGCTCTTGTTGCGCTTACAATTCCTGAAAAGAAAATGTTGGCAGTTTCAGAATAATACGGTGCGACCGAAGCCGCCGCGACATCGACGGATTCTGGAGTCGCGGCAGTTCGAATCGTTGGTGTGAAGTAATCAAGAAAACCCATGCGCCAATTTTAGACGCGAGCTTTTACTCTTAGCCCACCATGATGTCAAGGTCTGATTCTGGGCGTGTCGCGTAATGCGTCACAAGTGCCGCGGCGACGCAAGCTGTAACCGTCGATTGAGAAGCTCTGCGGCCAATAGACCAGCCACCATCGCCAAAAGGTAGGCGAGCGGCAGACAAAACTTGTTTGGTGAATTCCGGTTGATTGCTATGCCGAAAACGCTTTGAGGTAATCGCTCCGAGAAGCTCATCACAGCTCTGTCCATAGAGAGCTCCGTCGATGTCCGAGATCGGAATTCCGGCGGGCATGAGCCGGGACGCAATAGCGGAAGCGGTGCGCTTTGAGTAAGCGACGACTTCCGTGGGGTATTCGCGGCAATATGGCGCAACATCATTTGCCACAGCTTTATCATCGAGTGAGATCGGATTGTGCCAAGTGTGCATGAGCTTGACATAGAACCGCTCCGCGTCAATTCTTTGAGCCGCAACAAGAGCCGCATTTTTACGATCTGGGCTGACATCGATTGCGAACCAAGTTTGTTTTTCCGGATCAAGCTCGAGAGTATCATCGGCACATTCCGCAAATGAGTCGCTCGGAATAGCCGCCGAGATTGTCTGCACCCATCGGCACAAGACTTCGGTGCGGACTACATCTGGCGGATCATTCAAAACAGCTCTCAAATTGTCGATGTGGACAGTGTGACCGAGTGCCGGATTTGCCATTGCGGCTCCAGCCCAGAATCTCGGTGAGTCATCGATTGCGTCATAATCACTCGACCACTCGAACCAACCGATGTCATCATTTGTCCCACCCATTGCCGCGGCGAGTCCACGCTCTCTCAGTTGATTCAAGACTATCGAGTGCTGATCGCCAGCATTTGAAAGAGTCCAGAGCTGAGGATTGTCAGCCGCCATCATGGTATATCGAAGCGAAGCCCATGTCGTTTCGTCTTTCATCTCTCGAGTCTCATCAATAAAAACGGTCTCCGGCTTCGAAATTCCACGCGCCGCACTGGCTCCAGCTTTGACCATGTAACGATTGCCGGTGATTGTCTCAATCTCTTCAGATCCATGAGCCCAGCGAATCCGCTTGACTTGTTTTGCCAGCCCTTCATTTGATTCGATGAGCTGAACAAGATCCCGGAAAGTCTCCAGCGAAGTCGTAAGCCGATGAGCTGTGCCGATTTGTAATTTCTGATCCCACTCAAACAAGTTCATGAGAATCTTCGCCTTCATAAGCGTGGTCTTACCCTGTTGACGAGCCACAACGATATTGACCAGCGGGTGCACCCATCTGCCGTCCGGCTTGATTTTGTGAGCGTGGATTGCCACAAATTCCTGCCACGGCATAAGCGGCATTGAGATTGAATTACAAAAATCAATCATTTCTTGTCCGCGAGACGGTAAATCGTTCAATTTAGTGTGAATTCGTGGAGTCGCCGAGCCATAAAGCTTCTCCAGCCCCCCCTCTTCAAGCCCTGTGAGCCCGTCTGAGCCTATCAAAACCAATGGGGGACTCTTTGAGTCGTCTGGAGCCCTAAGCATGGCTTTCCGAGTCGTTTGGTGGTGAATTAAAACCTCGGGGGGACATGACGGTGGAATCCCCCTGCAAAAAAAACTCGGTCACCGATTTGTTACCGCGTGAGTAGTTGCATTTGCGACAGCTTGCGACGAGGTTGTCCGGGTCATCGAGCCCGCCTTTACTGACCGGGACTATATGATCCACAGTATCGGCGTATTTGTAGCACCACGCACACACCCAGTCATCGCGTTCAAGTATTCGAAGCCTTAACTTCTTCCAGATTGCAGAGTTAGCCTTGCGCTGTGAGTGCATTGTCATCAATACCACCCCGCTCCAGTTTTTGCCTTGCGTATCTCCCACGCTTTGAGAGCCTTGCAAGGTAGATCGTAGCGATGTTTTATATAGCGAAGTCCCCAATCAATTTGCGTGAATGGGTCTTGTTTTCTTACGTTTGCATTTCGAAGTTGTGGAATACCGTAGTGAGATCCATTTTTTGCATTTGGTCTCCAGTTGGATTCTTTAGTCCAGAGCTTTGATAAGCACATAAATTGTTTTTCATCTAATAGTCTGGAATGTGCATAGAGTTTATATATTTCAATCTCTTTCGAAGCACTTGCCGCACTGACCTGAGTCGGCTGTAACAAAGTTACACATAGCACGCCCACAAGCACCAATCGCCCGCGCGAGCTATCCGCCTCAGCGGCTCGCTTCGAGCGAGTGGAGCGTAGCCGTGATGTCAAATGATTGTCAAGATTGAGCGTGTTCTTGAGCGTGTCCCACAGGGTGTTAATCATTTGTGGATAACTCCAATTCGATTGATTTTAGGATTTCTTTGCCTAAGTCATAAGGAATCATTGAGCGAGACTTTGCCCCTTTGCGACCTTGTGTGCCAGTTCGTGATCCGCGTGGTGCTGACTCATGACAAGAGTCGCCATTTTTGCAAGGTGGGCGATGTGTCCAATTACTAGGCAAGCCCCACAAATCGGTCGGCTTCATGCGAGTATCTCCATATTGGCAGTAAGTCACAGTGCGACGTGGTAAGTTTTTCATAATTTCTTGTTTTCTTAACATGCCCCGCGGATTTTCAATAATAAATCCTTTTGATGGCTCTAGTCTTTGAATAAGATTGATTGTAAAGCTGACCAAATTCAAAGCTTCTCCAGCTCTTTCATCTTTGGGAGTCCCATCGGCTTTCCAATAAGTTGAACAAGACGCCACACTGAATTTTTGACATGGTGGACTTGCCCAAATGAAATCGGGACGACCATATCGGGCAATGAGCGTTGAAGCGTCAAGCTGTAAAATGTCCCTTTCGTGAGCCTCAAAATCTTCATCGACTTCGACTTTTATCACTTCATGACCAGCGTCTTCAAATGCTTGAGTAGCTGATCCGGTGCCAGCGAAGAAATCAAAGACAATCATTTGGAGCCACCCCACCCAGAGCCCTTGAAAGTCACCATTGGAATCGTCCAAATTCGGCTCATTTCTTGATGGCAACAAAGTGGCGCGTCGATTCCGTTATTGATTGGACTCTCGATGGTTGCAGTCCAGCCGCACTCATCACATTCAAATTCATAGCTTGCCATTGAGCACCCTTTCGTGAACCTCTCTGAGAAGCTGTGCGTCTTGATCCGCGCGCTCCGATTTGGTCATAATCCGATTTTCCAGCATTTCGATTCCGACTACCCCACACCCTAGACATTCAACGCACACGATTCCCACTGGCAAGCGGTCATTGAAGTCGCCAATTAGTTTGTGATCTTGTGTGCTCTTACAAATGCGGCACTTAAATCTGAGTTTTTCCATACGGGCTCTCCAATAGATTTTCAATAGGTTGCAGTGAGTCTTGTGTGACCCACCATGAATTTGTCCGGTCTTGCCGGTAGCGTGGTTTTTTAGCCACTGCCACCGGTATCCACCCGGCTATTCTGTAATTTGGCGATTTGCCTACGACAAGCACTGCAATGTCTTCGGGTCGATCTAAGTCGCTGACGATTAAATGCCCCAGATTCCATCGAGTCCATTTGACTTCGATATTTGTCCCGACATCGGCAAGAGTCTTGTAATTTGTATTTGCAAGATTCTCAATGGGAGTCCCAAAATGTTTTGCCACTGCCATCTCGGCTCCGATAGCTTCGGACTGTTGCAAGACAAATTCCGGAAAGCTCATGCGCTCTTTGTCATGTTGGTAATTTCGTTTTTCGGTAATGCCTAAGAATTGCGGCATGTATCGGATAGCTCTCACAAGACCGATTTCAGCTTGTTTGATGACTTCGCTCTGGTCGAGATCTATGTAACTCATTTACCCAGACATTCGGCGCAAATGAATAAGTGCTCATTCATGTTGCCATTGTGTAAGGGTTGCGGCTTTTGGCAATCATCACAATGAGCCCATTTGCCCTCGACTGGCGCATTTGGCAATCCACCGAGTCTCAAGTAAGAGCCGTCCGCGTAAAAAATGAATGACTCAGCCATTTGGAAGCCACACCCCTTCGCTCACAGAGAAGTGATACCAAATTGTGTCGCATTGGTGGTGCTTCATGGTTTGAGTGCATTTGTAGCCGAAGTATTCTTTGCCGGTTTTATTTGATGTGCCTTTGAGTTCGACCATCGTGCCATGCTTACAGCTAGGCGGTGCGTCTTGTAACTTGCCCCCTAGTTTTTGCTCAATCTCGGCAATCGCTTCGGCGGCTTTTGGCACTCCGACCCATTCGTCCCATTTATCGTCATCGGCTTTGATTTCTGTAACTTCAACGACTCGTTGCATATCTTGAACCGTTGCGCGATTTACTTCGCTCGGTGTAAGTAAGCCAATTACTCTTCCATAGACCGAAGTCGTGCAGTTTTCGACCCAGTTCAGTTGATTGACTCCGCGATCTGTTCGAATTTCAAATGCGTAATCGACCGCCGCTGGGACGGTCTCTGTGTCGTCCCGATAAGCTTCGGCTCTCATCAAAATGAAGCCCTTGACCACATCAATGTCTTCGATGTAGGCGACAAGTCTCCCGGACGGAAATTCTGACCGAAAGCGTTTTATTCGAGAATTTACATCTTCATAATTTGATAAATCGAAACTCATTTGCGACCAGCTCCAATCTGCATACCGACCGAGCGACCCCGGTGGTAGCCCTCAGATCTACCTTCGCGGAATCCTTTTGAGTAGGCCGCAAGACTGGCCAGTGCGACGATTCCGGCAAGTAGGAGAAGCTCCCAGAGTCCGGAGATGATTTGCATTTTGTTCATTGTTTTGCTCCCGTTTCAGAGAGCGACGTTCGCGCTCCCTAGTTACAGGGTGAGCCATAAGACGGGCAGTGTCAAGAATCCCGCTCAATTTTGGGCGTGTCTTGCACGATTTTTCTTTCCTTATCTTTCAAGCCATTACTTGCCAAAACCCCGCCAAGTGATCCGGTCAAAAAGATTGCCAGTGTTTTGAGTAAGTCAATAA